TTCGTCTGAGTACGTCAGGGTAATGAAGGAATTTTTTTCGTGCATTTTGGCTTCGTGGACGCATCGCACGGCCCATTGGCGGGCGTATTCGAGTCTGCATTTAATACATTTCCCGCACGGAAGTGCGAATGTTGCGAATTGCCGGTCGAAATTTTTCTGTGACCATGCTATGGTCTTTCCGTCGGATTTAAACCCGACGGTTCTAGGCTTCAGGCAGCGCATTGCTTGGGGCCTTTTTTTTTAGAGTCTAATGCCGCCGCGCATAGAACGCGGCTTACTGTTTAATTTGTGTACTTTTGTGGCGCCTTTAAATTGGCGTCGGGATTTCGATTTGGACATTTTTTGTCGTCGCATGACTGCTCCTGGTTTGAAGGGTCTGACACAGTGTTGTGTGTCAGTGGGCCTAAATACAACAAGAAAGGTATTTAGGCCCGGTGAGTTATTACTGAACTGGACGTATGCAGTTTACTGCTTTTTGAACATGGTTCGGGGTATCGAGTGGCGTGAAGATTCCGGTTTGATCGTCGTACTCGCCGATATGGTAGAGGTCGAAATCTTCCGGGTATTGTCCGGGTTGGGATGTTTTGTCGTTGACAAGTTGAGAGAAGCTACGTTCGGCATGGCCGTGGGTGTTCCCGTAGAAGGGTTGACCGTAGACTTCTGCTTTTGAGTCTCGGACTGAAAAGGCTTTGAGTTTCATGATTGTCTCGCTTTCTCGCATTAGAGCGAATTGGTTGAGTAGCGAATGTATGTTTGTTTTTTTTATTGTCAAGGCTGCGGTGCCTTTATCGCTGCGTGCTGAGCACGCGGATTGTGGATATGAGTACTACCCTGGTTGATTGGGTGTCTAAGGGAGAGAGAACCAAGAGTTCTCTACCTCCCTTAGTATCCCACTCTCTCGATGAGAGATTGTCTTCTCGGAAGTGCGTTGCCTCGAAGTTTTGATGAAGATTATGAATAGAGATTTGCCCGGCAGAGTTTACTCTGCCCGGGCTGTTTTTGACCTGGAAGTTTAGTTGTTTAGTTAGGGATTATGAGGGTTGAGTTTTGGTTTGGGATTTGGGTTTGGGTTGAGTGTTTTTTTCTATATTTGATAGTGTTGCCAGGATTGGGTCTGGTGGTGGAGAAGTTGGTCGGGATCGTAACCCGAGTTTGATCGCTTCTTCAGTGTTCGCCTCGTCGGCTAAGAAGTCGATGAATTGTTGTGGATCATGGCCGAAGCGTTGCCGGATTTGAGCTGGTATTTCGTCAAACGCGTTTTGTGCTTGCATGACCACCTTTAGAGATTCTTCGAATGATGGAGCCTGAGTCAGGTCCATGTATACGCCACGTTTGGCGTTGTCGACGTGGTGAAGTGTCCCCGTCTGCTCGTACTTTGCGATGATAAGATTCACATCGCAGTCGTTTTTGTACTGTTGCTGGGTGAGAGATTTCTCTTCGTTGATAGATTCAACGTGAGTGTAGATTTTGCCGTCACGATCATACTTCGTGATCATGCGGCCAGAGCGAAGACCATCTTCGCTTGTTGTTCCTTCAAACCGTTCTGAGATTATTTTTCCGAATGACATATTGTTTCCTTTTAGGGTTTTGATTGGTTGAGGTCGCGACCAGGGTCGCCGTACCGTTGATAATTCTTGTAAGCCGAGTTCACTTTGTCGAGCCCGCGATTGATATTCTTGTATATGGTTTCTTTCGTCTGAGCAGCAGGAAGCTCTTTCTCAAGCAGTCTCGTTTGCACCTCGACATTTTTAGCGGTGCTCGAGTCCTTTTTGGCGGAAGCTTTTTGAGCTTCGCCAGTCATTTTGTTGAGATCTATGCGCGAATCGGTTTCCTTTAGTTCCCGATTAAGTCGCATTGCTTCCATTGCTGAGCTTACGCCAGAGCCTAGGACATTTTCCATTTCGGCTTTAGCGCCTACCGGAGACGAAGCTCCGGAGCCGCCAGTGGCCGAAAGGATCGGATTAAGACCAGCGAGCCGGAGATCCCGGACTTCTCGCTGGTGGGCAGTGTTGGACATGCGCTCTTGGAACCACATTTGGCGATCCGCTTGTTTCGCGTTCGCCTGATTCTGCATAATGGTTCCTAAGATTCCGCCGCCGGCTTGAGCGCCGCCGGCGATGATCGCGCCTGTTATCGGGTCCAATTAGAACCTCCCAAGAGTTGCTGGAGTTGAGTACGTAGCCATAGGACGAGCCGTCGTTTCTTGGAACCAGTAATCACAGATGAGATCGGGTTCCGTGTCGATGGCGATAGCGCGCTCGATCGGAGTGTTCTGAACGATGAAAGAAGCGTTGAGCGCGGGCGCAGCGGTGAACTTCTCCGCGAGATGCCACATATCCAGCGGTGTCGAGTACGTAGAGCGCAAGCGTCCGCAAATTTGCGACGGTTTATAGCGATACTCAGAGTAGCGCTCTTGATAGCCGAACACGACTAAGTCGTTAGCTGAGCCGTCACAGTAGACCTCGGAGGTTAAGACCGATTGCTCGCCTAACTGTTGAAGCTTGGGCCAGAAGAAATCGAGCTTCGTCGATCGGTCCCACATTTTGTGTCGGCCTTGCTGATAAGTGATATCTGCCCGGGCACAAACAAGGCCAATAACGTATCCGTGTTCAACGAAGGATTTTGTAAATCCGATGCCAGATTGCGAAGTCGCAGACGCAGTAGCGAAAGCGGCAAGTTGGCCTTGTGCATTTGCGCCAGCTGTTGGCGAAGTTTGAGGCACTGGGTTGACGTTAATCGGGACTGAACCGCCGCCAAGATACTCGGATCGCTGAAGGCGGAAGTCAGGAGATACCACTCCAAAGTGAGCTCTGAGAAGTTCGACATAGCGCGTTCCTCCGCGGGCGTCCAGTTCCATCAAGGATTGAACGAGGATGGCCTGTCTAAGTTGATTAACGGTCGCTGCCGCCGCGTTAGTAAGGTCGGCGGTGAATGGGGCGGTCGCCGTACCTCGAAACGCCGTAGAGAGCGTCTGGTTGAGAAATACAATGTCCGACGCACCAGAGGTCCCGGAGTTCCCCGTCGCGGCGGTCGTGAGATTTCGGCCGTTCACGAATTGTTGAACGGCAGTACCAGGCAACGGGTTACCTGACGTCTGGTTATAACCAAGAGATCCACGCGTAACCCCGTCTGCGGTTCCGTCCGAATACGAAGCGAAGATTGGAGCTTGAACGTTGTCACCAAGCGCAGACGGAAGACTAGAGGCTGAGCCCCAAACAGGGGCCGTGGTTCCGAGAGGAAGTGTAACCGCCGTGCCTTTCTGGGGCCAAGGAAGACACGAAGTAATATAATCGTGCCTCTTTCCGCGCTTTAAAAGCGTGTAATCAGCGTAGGCGTCCGGGCCCTGGTCGGTGTTAAGTACTGGAGATGTTTGAAGATTTTCATCTTTGAACCAGTCGAACCAAATTTTATTATAGCCACGCAGCGGCAAAGTGTTAGCCAGCGTCCAAGCGTTGCTAATCCCGTTGGTTCCGACAGTAGGAAGTCCCATTTTGTCGTAAATGGTATCGACCGTCGGTTGGGCTGCGGTGAATGGCATTGTAGGCATGATGTAGGAAACCGTGTCGTTCGGGTTGTCCTGGGCGCCCATGAGCTTCTCCCATTTATCGTACACAAGACGATTAGGGACATGGAAGAAAAAGAAATCGAGGTACATGTTGTCCATTACTGGAACAACTTGAGTCGCAAGCCGACAAAAGGCTGCGACTTTAACGTTGTATGTGTCGCCGGGAAGGACCTCGTCGACGTAGCAAGGATACAGATAGTCGAAGTCCATCGTGTCCTTGCGGGTATGTGAGCGGTTGAATTTCGATCTCCCGATTTTTACATCGGGAATCGTTGCGAATGAATGCTGGTTACCTCGTTGGCCGAGGTGCTTTGTGGCAGGTAACACTAGATGTCTCCTTTTAAGTGTTGTTGCAAAATTTTAAAATTCTTTTCGATGATAATTGTTTCGATTTCCTGACGATTGATCAAGGGTTGTTTGTTCCATGGACGCTGGTCCATGGATTCCCAATATTCGAACATCTCCGCCTCCTGTCGGAGCCGGGCTTGTTCCATTCGTTCCGCCTTGAGACGCGTAACATAACGGTTGTATTCTTGCGGTTTTTCCTTAGCTAACCATTTTTCGTAGTAGCGCGGGATTGGGGTTGAGATTCCCCCATCGAGATAACATCGTCCATGATTGAAGATGTCTTCCCAATAGGATTCTAGGAATTTTTTTCCGATTGCATGTTTGCTAGATTTCCGCGAAATCGGTTGATAGAGATGACCGTCGGGTCCATGACCCAGCTTTTTTGCCGCATATCGGGCAACGTATCCAGCTGATTCAAAGGTAACAGATCCCAGATCAGTTCTCCCTTGACCCCAGAGGTGTGCAAGTAACTTTGAATGATATACGCGGTCGCCCCGATGATTCTCGTAAGCGAATTCAAGATCCGAAGGGCGCCAATTAAAGAGTATAGC